GCAGGGAGGTCCTGGCCCCGCTCTCCGCCACCTTGGCGAACTCCAGATCCCCGTTAAACTCAACGAAGTGGCCGGGGTAGGCCGCCTCGTGCATTACCGCCTCTTCCTGTGGGCAATTCTCTCCGTTTTTCAAAATGATTGTTTTGTAAGCCATTGTCTTATTTCCTCCATTCGAAATTTGGTTAACAAATATGGGCTAAAAACCCAGAAAAGTTATTTCTTCATCTTCTCCTTGAATGCGTCCTCCAAACTGTTGAGAACGAGGGGTTCGGGTTCCGCAGCGGCATTCGTCTCGGGCTGGGCTCCACCAGGTGCCCGCATGCCGAAATTCGGTTGAGGGGCCGGGGTCTCGACCTCGGCAACCAGTTCACGAAGGGCCCGCAGATCCTGGGTTTCCATGGCCTGCAGTTTTTCCTTAGAAAACTTGTTCTTGGGGCTCTTGGTGATGTTCTCGATCAGATCCTCGCGGGCCTTCTCCTCGTTAAGGAGGAGGTTCGAGAACATGGCTTTGAACTGGGTAGGCATGTCTTTCTGGGCATTGAGCCACTCTGCCGGGGTAGAAACCTTGGGCTGATCCGAAGCATTGGCAATAACCGGCTTTTCTTCCTTCTTGGGCTTATCATCTGCCGGCTTGGTTGCTGCCGTAAATACCCTGTCGGCCTCAGCCTGGAGGGTGGCGTGATCGGTGGCTCCGGGGAGCTTGGCGTTCACCAGTACCAGGTTATCCTTGGGCATCATCTTTTCAAGCTGTTTTTCGTTGAAGCCGTTCAGGGTTTCCCGGCATCCCTCTTCCCAATTGGTGCGAGGGTCTTTGATGAGGGCATCAATCATCTGCTTTTTGTTCATGGAATTTTCTCCTTCTGACTGTACTTTCAAATAAGTGATTTTCCTGCGAACCTCTTCAGGCTCCCCCGTAAGAGTGGCGGAGCCGTTCTGATCCATTGTATATCCACGGCGGAGCATCTTGCCAGAAGATGCCATCATTCCTCCGCCGGTTGAGCGTGGGTCGGCCCGGTAGATTACCTTGTTCTCATCGGGGATAATCGCTTCCACATAGTGTACAAACTCGTTGTTGTCCAAAGCATCCACGGCCTTCTGGAGAGACTGGCGAAGCTCACCATCGGTCATGGACTCGTTGGAGTAAAGCAACAGTAACGGGTCTTTTTTCATTCCTTCCTCCTCGTTAGCCCGAACGCCACATCCATCCCTCCAATTGCAAGCCCCTTCCCCACCAGGAAGTAGGGCCAGGTGGTCGGGGCGTATATTCCGCATTATCCCGGTGTAATCCTTACCGTTCCAAGTGCCTCTATCTGGGGTAATGTCCCCCCAGAGCCCGGTGGAGACCTCCAAACGATCCCTTTTCCCTTCCATATATTCAAGAACCTCGGGACGTACTTCCTTTGCCTTGGCAATATCGGTCCAGATCTCAGACTTAAGGGCATTCTCCTCAAATCTGGTATGGTAAAGCCTCCCAAGGTGAACAGAAGCAGCAACCTCCGGAGAATTAGCCGAGATAAAACCATCATCATTCTTCGGGTGGAAGAGAGTAACCGGCCTTCCGTTCCAAGCCTCCACGAACTTCCCAAGCTCATCGGCTGGGTAGAGAAGTTCCTTCATCACCCCTTCTACTGCCATAACAACCGGGGCCACGAGGTAATCCCTACCATCAAGCTGAGCCTGCCTGGTCTCGGATAGGCTTATATTAGCTGTGATGAAATTGAGGTTTAAGCCCTTTCTCACGCTGCCTCCTTATTACTTTCTGAACCAAGAAGCTATAACTTTCGGCTTCTTTAAAATCAATTCACCGACATCTTCCCCCAATATAGCTTTACCCTTACTGCCAACAAATATAATTTGTCTGCCAGAGTAGGAATTGATAAGCTTAATCACTTTATCTATATCTGATTTATTCTTAATACCTAAAGTAGAAGTGCCTTTTAGAACTTTATCTGTTATTTCCCCATCCTCCCAAATATAGGATGGCCCTAAAACGTCTCCTACTTTAACAAAATCTTTTATTTTAGAAGCATCAACTCCTTTGCTTTTTAGGTAATCCTCATTGAAAATATCTTTCAAGTTGGTTACTATACGGAATCCATAATTATCATATTCCTCTTCTTCCAAAACGCCAGCAACATATTGTTTTACTTGATCAAAATCCCCCCACTCCTCTTTAAGATCCTTTACTGTTATACTTTTAGGATCTAATTGAGTAAGACTTACTTTCTGGTTGCTTATTTCTATGTCCTTCTTAAGACGATGGTAAGAAGATTCCAAGCGCTCTAATTTCTCCATCTCGGAATCATTCATGGAAGACCATATAGAATCCTTGCCATATTTGTCTTCCATATCTTTTAAGAAACCCAGATACTCATGAGAACTAAGTGGATCTTTTCTTACTGTTTGAGCTGGAGGAGCTTTAGCCTTTGCTAGTTCTTTACTAGCTTCTCTTTGACAAACAGCCATAGCTGCATCTGTAGCCTTCTCTGGAACCCCCTGAATGGCTGGGATATACGGTAGGAGAGCGCACCTGCAGTTTGGCTCCCCTATGAGAGCATACGCCTCTTCCTTGGTATACACCCTATTGTGTCTCTCCATATGGGCATCCCTGGTACGGCTATCCATGGTGGCGGACCACTGTATCAGTACCACTTCGCCTGTGTTCTGCTCAACGCTGTAGTACTCATTCAGTGAGGCCTGGGCATGGATGTGTATCGTCTCTGTCCGGGCTATCAACCTCCCCCGCGTAGCCCCTATCTTCTCCACCCTGTCAGCTATCTTGTCACCGATATCCCTTGGGTTAAGCCCTTGAGCTATTCCCTTAGTAAGCTCCCTAGATATCTGTTGATCCATAGCTGCAGAAACACCCTTCAGCTCATCAAACACCCTCGTATAGGCCAGGGCCAGACGATCTGCATGGAAGGGCTGGGCCATAATGGCTGATATGGCCCGACCTGTAGGTAAAAAGGAAGTAGGAAAATCAGCCTCACCAAGACCGAGCAGGGAACCCATCTGGATGGATCTCTCCCTCACCCTAGCCATCGCCATGGAAAGGCCCCTTTGGTAGGTAGATCTAACGTATAGGTTGCTCCAGGGCTCTCCCTCGGGCCTAAGAGTACCTGGCCTCTGTACTATTTCCAAAATACTCTTTTCCTCCATCTCCTTAAGCCAGCCCATAAAGGCAGAGACTTTCTCGTGGCTCCATCTGTAAGCCCACTGCTTAGGAACAGCAGCCGGGAGAGCGGCTAGGATCTGAAGACCACCCTCTACATGGGGGAGATCAAGAGCGTTATTAGTAACTACAGTTTTGCGTATTACGGCCTTCAGCATAGCAAAACGCCGGTTATTCTCAGCAACCCACTTAGCCCTTAATGTAAGGGTCCTTGTAGGATCTGATGAAGCTTGATTGCTATAGAAGGCCGAGTAATCTGTCATCTTCTTCCTAACTCCACATCCTCCCACCAATTCCTGACATCAAAACATGGGCAGAGCTTGCCGTGATCGAGATCCCGATGCCCCAAAACTTCGGCTTTCGAAAAGCAGAGCTTCAGGAAACGAACGGTAGTCTTGAGGGACCCCCATTGCGCCGCCGTGTAGTTGGCATCCGGTTTTCCTCCCACCAAACATACGCCAACAGATTCGGAATTGTGACCGGCTACATGGGCTCCTTCCTTGATCTGCCATCCGGGGAAGATGGACTGATCCAATGGCCTGCCAGACTCGATTACGCCGGATCTCCTGATAACGAAATGGTAGCCTATTCCGGCCCACCCATTGGTCTTATGCCACTGGTCGATCTCCTTTGCCCCTATATCCATACTGGCATAGGTATCGGTGCAATGGATAACTATGTATTTAACGTCCTTGGCTTCCATTACCTACTCCTTTCCTTCAGGATACAGTATAGGCCAAAAAGATACCATGACCCCATATTCACGGCAGTGGATCACCTGGCTAGATTCCACTTTAATTCCGCTACCTAGGGACTTATCGGCATCCATTACCACTGATATTCCATCAGCGACCGGTATCTCCACCCTAACCTTATTCATCCGGAACTCCTACAGGCTGAACTGGGGGACGATTAGGGCCTTCCCCGAGGATGTCCCTACGCTTCTTTTCTTCCTCGGCTAGGGTTTCCTCGTCTTTGAGCATTTCCTCAAGCTCTTTATTCCAGATCTCTTCCCGGGTCTTCTTTATCCGCTCCACGGTCTCTGGTGGGAAATTCATGACCTCTTCTAGGAATATATCAGGAGGCACGATCTCTTGAGCATCTGGGGCACCACAATACTTTTGAATGGCCCCGGCTTTCTTATCGGATACCTCGGCCTTGGCCTGCTCCCCTAAAGCCTTCTGACTCCTCCACTCGCAGGTAAAAGACAAGTTAACATTGGAAGGAGGGGCTAGAACTCCCTTACCAATAAATTCTTCGACAAGAGGAGTCAGAACAAAAGGCTCGGCCCAGTTAAGCTGCCTCTCCTCTATACGGCTATTCCAATTGGTCTCGTCCTGAGAACTGGCCAGCTCACCCATCTCGGAACCCGTCAGGATGCGCTTGGGAATACCGGTTATACCGGCGAGCAGCTCGATAAGGCACCCATAGAGCTTAGAGGGGTCCCCCAGCTCAGACTGGATAGTCTTGATGTCCATGCCCTTAACAATCAGATGCCGGCGGAAACCGTTGATAAAGTCGTCTACCAGAGTTTCCATATCGGTATCTAGAAGAGTACCTGTATCATGGGTGGCATCGGCCTGAGCATTGAATATAGTACCAGGAGGTGTCTGTTGGTAGAAGGCTTCGGCCGCAGCCCCCAACACCTTCTCCATATCCAGGAGGAGGTTAAGAGCTGGCCTTAAGGCTGGAGTACCCTCGCTATCGTTCTCGAATACGTCCTCAGCAACATGTAGAATTCTAGTGTAGTGAACCTTTACTGTTCTGGTGATGCTCTTGATCGATCCCCCGAGTTGCGGGCTCTGGATGTTGATGGTGTAGAGCTGAGGGAGTCCAAACCTCGGGCTGTTGGGATCGTTATCCCAGGTAGACACCACAGCGTTCTTCTCGCTGTAGGGCTGGAGATAGAGGAGCTTGTCCCAAGGGGTGGACCCCCTTACTACCCCTACTGGACCAGCCAAATCGTCATAACCAGCTCCATCGTTGTAGCCAATGAAGAGGATAGCGAATTCCCCGAGCCTGGCCATCCTATCCACCCGCTGAAGGTAGTGGAAGATCCTCTTGCGTTTACAAAGCTCCTTCCAATCCTTCTCAAACTGGGTGTCCTCGGCTCCCTGCTCCTTCTTCTCCTTAATTTCAGGGGCATTTCTCCAGGTAGCATATGGATAGGCATCGATAACCCGCTTGGCTATCCCACCCCTATCATACAGGTGCTTGTACCAATCGTAGTCCGGGGTTAAGGGCCAGCCAAACACTGAGTAAAGCTTCCTGGAACCGCCGAAGGTTGTCCCGATCTTCCCCATCAACTCCGCCCTCGATCTTAGAAGAGGGGAGAGGAGATCCGCTACAGCAGACAGGGAACTCTTGCGAAAAGAATCCAGCCTACCCCGCCAGCTATTAGCCACTTGGGCTTCCTCGTAATGAGGTTTTAATCTTACGTCAGGATGGCTCATCCCTGGTTATCCCCTTTTGCTACCTTCTCCGCACATTTGAGTACCCGGTGGAGCATATTGATTTCAGCGATCTCGATGTTGTGCTTATTTCTGCTTTCATACAATTCGTCGATGCTCTTGGATATTTTGTCGATGCAGTTAGTAAGAGTTTCAATGGACTGAGCCACCACAGGCAGAGCTTTTGCTTGATCGTCACTCTGATCAGTGTACTTCTTGAAGAAATACATCACTGCCCCACCTGTAACGGCGCCACCTACCGCGTAAAGTATCCCCACAGCCCCAGCTCCTTCTGCTGCCATATCACTGTTTCCCCTCTATCTTGTTCGTTATCCCAGATGGTTTCCAAAAGGCCTGGTAAGTGGTTACAACAGTGAAGAAGATGGTCAGGAGACTGGTGGCCCAGTCTGATGGGTTTAGCCTGCCGGAAAAGTAAACATCCCCAAAAGCTGCCCCCACACATAGACAAAAGGCCACCAGGTAGTTAGGAATGGGAAGGCGGTTAGCCATAGAGATGAGGAGGGGGAGGACTGCCCCAACCACAACTGTCCACATGTTGATGTTGGTGGGCAGGGATGCCACGATGGGGATGGTATCCTGGGCGAACGCTATGGATGCCGCCAACCACATTATAAGAGCACTGGCTAAAAACAGGATCACCCCGATAACCCGCCATCTTGTTCTGGAGCGGAGCCAGACTTCGGCTGAATCATGGTCGTTTATGCAGTAGCACATCTCCCCCTCCTCTTGTTTAGACTACCGGTGCTTGAGCCCCCACTCCCTTACAGACATTGGTAACCACCAACTTTAAAATCTCCCCGGCTCTCTCGGCCTTTTCGTTAGCCAGATTTATGTTAAGAAGTTCCACAAGGGAATTAACAAGAACGATGGCCTGCCGGGCATCCTGAGTGGTGAGCTTATCTGCATCCACCCAAATCTCTCCGAGGAGTTCTTTAAGTTTCGCTGCGGTGGCGTCAGGGTTGCTGAAATCGCTGATAAGGCATATCATGGCAAGCGGAACCCTGGCTTCGGGCACGAAACGGTAGACATAGTACCCGGCATTCTGGCCGACAATGACGATGGTGGAATCCTGAATCTGTTTGGAGTTGGCCCCACACCCAAGAATCGGGGCCAAGCTGAGGCACAAGATAAGGCTGATGATAAACAATCGATCTCTGGTAAAAGCTCTCATTTCTGCTCTCCTCTTTTCTGCTGCTTGGTTAAGTCCCTGTATTCTGCACTGATATGATCCAGCACCCTCCTGCCCATGTTTAGGGCTCTTCTGTCATGTAGGTCCATCCTCTTACCAGCGATCTCCTTCACCCTAATCATACCGGCGTTGAAGATGTAGAGAAAATCCTGAAGATCTGAGGTTTCCAGCTCTATAGTTATGACCTCCTCTCCCTTCGGTATCCTGGGGAGTGGGAAGAGATCTTCCAAAGCTGTTTGATTAACGCCGCAGTAACTCATCCGATTATCCCAAAAGTAGGTGCCAGCCAGATGAACCAGAAGCCCCCGGAGCCGGCATCGAGCTGATCCTTGAACTTCCCAAATGGGGCTGACTCCATCTCCTGCTTCAATTCCTTGTTCCAGGATCTAACCGAGGAGCCTGGGGTCCAGCCATCGAATATCATCTCCACCCCACCCAGGTTTACCTGGGTAGCGAAGGGCCGCCAATCAACTTCTTTAGACTCTCCCTTCACCCTAGCAGCAGCGTTGATTCCCTTCAAGGTCTCCCTCACAGTATAGATGGCGCTATCCTTACCCCCAGATCCAGGCTCCTGCTCTAGTCGGACATGGTAGATCCTGTTATTGCCAT